GTTGTTTGATCTTCTAAAGCAAAAGTAATAATACCTGCACCAAGCCATCTAAAATCAATTTGATATACATTAAATTTAGTTGGATCTATTGTCATACCTGATGGGCCTGTGCCATCTAGTTTATCTATATTAAAACTTGATTGTGGTGTCCAAGTATCCACAGTCGTAACCCCTGTTTGTAATGAAGTAACCGCAGAAGCAGTTAAAGTACCTGTACTAGTAATACTAAATGAACCTGCCGTAGGGCCATTAGAAGAATTTACAAATCTAAGTTTACCATCATAGTAAGAAGGAATCCATCCACCATAACTAGCAACACCAAGTTGTGATGTGTTAAAAGCAATGGTTCCAGAGGTTACTGCAATATCATAAGCAGTTCCATTTAATGTGACAGTTACTGTTTCTGATCCTGAAGCTGCAGCAGTAATTGTAAATTCTACAATAGATGCTTTACCCGCAGATTGTAATACACCAAAACTAGTTCCATCATATCCAATTTGTAAAGCACCTTCTTGTTGAAAGAATCCTGCTCTTTGTGTGTAACCTGCTGTACCTGTGCTAAATTTAGCTGTAAATCTTGTTAATGCTCCTTGACCTGGTCTGTATCGTAATACTCTTAAAGATCGTATCACACCATAACCATAAGCACCTGTACCTGTTTCACAACGCATAACTCCGTTAGCAGAAACAGCACCTGTACTTGCAGTAAAGGTTTGAAACTTTCTATTATCTAATGCGTAAATACCATCTAATTGAATAACGGGTGAAATAGGAACTGCAATCGGTTCACCAAACGCTGTAAGCGTTGTTGCGGATGCTAAAGGTTCATTAACATTATTACAAGACATTAACAGTTTCCTCCCATACTAAACCAAGTATAACGTTCTGTTTCTTGTTTAAGCTCATTTAAAAATGTAGAATTTAATTGTTCTACCACTAAACCTACAGCTCTATTAATTTGTTTCTGGTTTGAAACATCGTATTCTGTTTTAGGTTCTGGTATTCTTACATTAATCTTTGCCATTATCTTCTTCCATCAGGTTGTAAATCTAAATTAAGTGTACCAAATCTCCAGTTTTCACTGATATTATTATTTGCAATTTTTATATTTGCATATCGTCCTCTTGTTCTTGTATCAACTTTTGTTGTAGACGTTGTAATCGTAAAAGGACTCAAAGCAGTTACCGTATCTGATTCAGATGGATATCGTTTGACTGACATGGTTAAACTCAAATTACCTTCTAAGTTTTTAAAATCAGGAATCAATCGTCTCATCGCTAAAAAAATTTCACCGTCGGTTCCTTCTATTTTTAAATCAAAATCAAATGATTGAATATAAGAAGTCACAGCGGTAGTTGTACCATCAGGATTAACTTGATCTGTTCCCACATGATGTTCAAAATAAGTAGTTTGACCTAAACCATCTTCTCCTACAATTACAGGAAATGTTCCTGTTGCAGTGCTATCATATTTAGTTGCAAATGGATTTGGATAAACTACGGCATCAATCCATGAAGTTCTTGCTTCTGTTCCAATATACCAAACAGGAAGTTGTGCTGAACTTTCACCATAGTTATAGACAACATATTGATCGTTAAAATCAGATGATGTGGATGTATAATACCAAATGACTTCTGTATGTAAGTTATCAATTCCTGCAGCGACCTGTTGTCCTTTAGTGGTATCAATCTGATCATAAACATAATCATCAACAGAACATTGTAAAGATTTAACCGTACCATCAAATAAAAAGAATCCATTAGGTGACATCCAATAAGCCGCACCATCAATTTCAATGGCAGCGTTTTTACCAATCAAACCACAGTTGGTTCCAACTTGTTCAAATCCAAATGTAAATGGCGCACCAATATATCTCATGGTATAAAGTGCATTATCAGTCCAAACTAGAATTGTTTCTTTTGCTTTTAAAGCACCCACGATCCGCGTTCCGTCTTGCAATCTAAAGCTTCCTGCAGCGTTGATCGCGGTCTGTGTATAGTCGTTGATATTTTCTTGGTCAGAGAATCTTATAAACATATCATCTTGTGTTGTTGTAGTTCCAATCGTTGTCTCTGTTCCAAAGTGACATAAGTGTCTTGTGGTTGGTGATACTAAAGTCAGTCTTGATGCTGTAGGGTTAGCTGATGTAGAAAAATCAGCAGTTGATGTTGAAGCTCTAACAGTAAGTGGAGTTGTTGCTCCAGCATTCCATGTAAATGTTTTACCGTTTGCAATGGTTGCAATTAACACTTGACCAAAATTATCTAAAGACCAAAGACCTGGTTCTAGTACCACATCGTTTGCTGATGATGCATCTCCCCATCCACCTGCTCCCCAAGTATCAGTTCCCCAACCATAACCATAAGATTGTTCTGCAGGACCAATATTTTCATAAGGTTTAACATCTATACTTCCTCCAGTTGACACGGTTCCTGTTGCAGCTGATGATTGAGTAATAGTGAATACTGTAGTTGATGAAACACCTGTGACTTGAAATAATTTATCTTCAAAGTCTGCATCTATATAACCTGTTCCACCAGGAAGAGTTACATTATCTAATAAAACAATATCACCTGCAATTAAACCATGAGCAGATCCAGTTGTAATTTCACAAACTGCTGAAGTATCTGTTGTTGCAATGGTTGCTGAAGATAAAGTAGCACGTAAAGGTGTGATGTCATAAAGCTGACCTTCAAAATATAAAAGTAAAAATTTATCTGTTCCTATTGCAACGTATCTGTTTCCAGAGATATCTACGAAAGCATGTTGTTTCCTTGCAACTCCAACAATGGTATCTGTAATTAAAGAAGACCAACCTGATACTTTTTCAGGTAAACCATATCTAAATCTTACATTATCAGAATCTACCCAACGACCTTGTGCTCCGACTGTTGTATTTTGTTTGTCGATGCCTGGTGCGAATTTAACTTGCTGAAGAGGCATGTGACCTCCTAAATATTATCTTTATACGCCCAGCCTCTTGTTGCGTTTACATAAACTAATGTAAATGCGACTGCGTTTGTTGATACAGTTAAATCAGAAGCTGAACCTAAAATATTTGAGCTGTTTCTTCCAACTGTTAAATTGTTAGAAGCAAGGTTTGCACCTGAATCTATAAAATGAACTTCATCTCCTACAGTTGGCGATGCTGGTAAAGTAATGGTTACAGGAGCTCCAATTCCACCTCCTGAAGTATCAATCAATAATTGATCACCATTTACTGCTGTATAATCACCTGCTGGTGTAAAATATCCTTTTTGTCTTAAACCTAAATTAACGTTCGTTCCATCTGAATAAACTAAACTTGTTGAAGCAATGGGTAAAGTAACACCTGTTCCTGAAACAGTTTTAACAGTTAATGTATAATTGTTTGCTGATCTAGAAGTTGCATCTTGAATGATGAATACTCTTTCAGCTGAATCAGGCATTGTGACTGTTCTATTTGCTGTTAATTCATTAGAACCTGTGTTGGTAACTAATTTAATATATAAATTCTTTCCATTTGATACTGCACCATTTGCTAAAGATAAAGCAACATCAGCAGATGTTACATCAACAGCGATATAACCAGAAGCTGCTTGTTCGAGTTGTTGTAAATTGGTATTGGTAATAGTTCCCCATGTACCAGATTTTTCACCTGTTGTAATAAGCTCTAATTTTAAATCATTTGAATAACTTGACGCCATATTTCTCCTACGGATTATCTGGATCTATTGGGACCCAAATTTGATTCGCACCTGGTGGAATCGGGTTCCATGATATCACATCTATGGTGTTCGTTGCAAGTGCTAATTCTTCCCCTGTAACAATAACCGTTTTACCTATTTTAACCTCAACATTTCCTGTAGCTAAATCTACTCTTTGACCATCAGGTAATACAATAGATTTACCTTGAATAACAACGTTGCCTACGGCAACATTCATTTGAACGCCGTTAACGGTAAATGATACGCTTAAACCACCTGGATCTGCGAAAGCGCCTTGAGCAAAAGATGTTGCACCAAATAACATTATGAACCTCTACTTGTTTGGATTGGAGTCCAAGTTTGTGTTGCACCTGGAACGATACCATCCCATTTTTTAACAAGTACATTTGATGTTGCTAATTCTAAAGCACTACCTGTTGGTAATACTGTTGCTTTTGCAACAATCGTTACTGTACCTGTAGATAAATTTTGTCTGTTTGTTGTAACAATCGCTGTTGCATTTGCTTTTGTTGTGACATTACCAACTGCTAATTCAACTTGTTTTCCTGTAACAGCAATATTAGCATCTGCTACAACAGTGACATCACCTGTATCTGTATTAATTCTTGATCCTGTTGCAGGAACATTTGCATCAGCTGTAATTGATACTGTGCCTGTTGTTAAATTAACTTGTGAACCTGTAACTGAATATTTAAAGGCAAAAGTAACAACACCTGTTCCAATATTAAATTGATTACCTGTTACTGA